AGTCACTAATGCCAGAAGCTAATGTCGTAGCCGAATAACTCGCAACCACGCCTCCCCAAAAACCAGCTCCAAAACCAGAACCGGAAACCACGGTATTTAAGCCTGTGTTAATCTGGTATTCAGCCAATATCGCTGAACCTCCGCCTGCTACCGAGCCAGAACTAGCGGTTCCTCCCGTGTCCACTTTATAGGAATTGGCATCAATAACCTGGGTAATTTGTTGCTCTTTATTAAGATCCGCAGTTGTTAAGCCATCAAAAGCAGTGGCGGCACTATATATCACAAAATCATTAACAACGGCTCCATGACCTACATCGGTAACAGTAATAATTCCTGAAGCAGCAGCATCAGTAGTAAAAGCATTATTGACCAGAGTAACCGTTTTACGGACAGGGGTGATATCATTATAGGCTCCCCCTTCTTCCACATAAAATTTATATTCAGTTCCAAGACCCATATACTTAGAGGCATCTAAAGCGGCCCATACATGGAGAGAACGTCCCGTTCCTTCAAAAGCCGTGCTACTTAACCGTGACCAACCACCCATTTTCTCTGGGCGACCTTTACGAAATCGAATAAGGTCAGAATCATACCATCCATTTTCGGCTCCATAAGAAGTGGTCTCACGATTTACACCCGGTTTAAATACAATCTTAGCAAGAGGCACAAGTAGCTTCCTTTCTAATTAGGATGGTTCAGTTGGCCATGATATATTATCAGGATCAGCATTGTTTGCAGGAACATCTCGTAATGCCTGACGATAAGTTTTCCACGCATCTTTATTAGATACCTGCGAATCCTCTAATGCTACATAATCGCACATTCTTAATTTTTCAAATCTTTGGAATCTGACCAGTTCCCATTTTTGTTCCGTAGTAACAGGAGAATTAGAAGGTGCTACATAAGCAGTAACTTTTTGTGTATACCATTTATCACCATCCTTATAAGGAGTAACATTTTCCACTTTATCGTTGGGATGTGTAGTAGTAACAGGCGTTACCTCTACTAGTTTATGTAAATCTAAAAATTCCTGATTAGGTGTACCACCAACAAAAGAAACATTAGAGTATTCTTTACGAATATTAGGAATCGTTTTTGTAACTGCTCCACTTTCTACTTTTAAATATGGCATATTGCCTCCTTTATGCGTTTAAATTAATAAGTTGGGTAGACCCATCTCCTCCAGTTGGAACGCTCAAATACTGGTTCCCAGAACCCATGTTGCCTTGATCACAGTTATCAGCAATTGAAATAAATCCTCCACCACAATCTATGGTTCCACTATTACTTAATGTTCCTCCGTATCCCACAATCATATTTCCTCCACCTGAGCTTCCTCCTCTGTTTGAATTTCCTCCACAGCCACTTGCTCCTCCGACACCTCGACAATATATTCCTCCAGCAGCACCAATAGTTAAATTTCCAGAAACTAAAAGTATTATTACTCCTCCCGTTCCGTCTCCTCCATTTACTGCTTGATAGCTTGAATAAGTTTGTGCAGCACCACCAGGATTTCCTGCTCCTCCTCCATTAGACCAATCTCCACTATTTTGTCCAGTAGTTCCTGCTCCTCCGTAACTATTTGCATGACAGTCTTGACCTGCATAAGCTCCACCAGCACCTGAACCTCCAGAAAAACAAGTGCCAGCACCACCTAACATACCTATGCTTTTTCCTCCACCAGCACCACCTTCTCCTGATTTTCCACAATCAGTCGGTCTCGCACCCCAACTAGAAGTTACTGTATAATTATCAGCATCTTTTCCATCATGGTATTTAAATGTTCCATCATTGCTATCATTATCGGAACTAGCTGGCATTCCTACTTTAAGAATATTTAATAAACTTCCTGTTCCTGTATTGGGAAAACTTCCTTCTAATGCTTCAACTGCTGTACCACACCCATCAAATACTGCTCCTCCAGATAAATCTTCTCCTAATCCTCCACCAGATGGCTTAACAGGTAAATCAAGTCCTCCACTAGCAACACCAGTAGGATTTCTATTTGCTCCTCTGGCTGTCATAGACAGCCAACCATTAATAGTACAATCTCCATCAACCAATACCATTAGTCCTGCACATGGTTGGTCAGTAGTTAGAATATAATCAGCATCAATGGTTAATCCAGAATATTGTTTAAGTGCCATATCTCCATCATAAGAGCCACTCTTATTGGCAACTGTTATTTCATAAAATTTATCGGTTTCATCTGATAAAGGGAGAGGATATCCTTTAGTTGTACCACCATCTATAAAATAATGCCCATAACTAGATGCACCAGCACTCATACCATCAGTTGTTGATCCATCAAAAGTAACAGTACCATCAGAGCCATCACCAAAATAAGTAACATCTCCGCCACCAGCAGCAGCTCCTGCTGCTGCCCACCAATTATTCTTTTCGCTGCCTGTACCCATTATTTGCTATCCGTACTTGCAACAGCGCCATGCCATATAGTTCCGCCATCTATAGTAGTGAATACTAAAATATCTACTCCCGCAGCAGTAAGAGTAGGAGCAGTACCTCCAGCCCAATCTACTGATCCAGGCCAAGTTATAGCACCTTGTGATTGCCCATTTGTTAATAATAATGTAAAACTACAACCATTAGCAGAAGCAGTAGGATTTGAAAAAGTAAATGTCTGTGTTCCTGTTGATACTGTAGCTGATACAACATTACCAGCAGCTAAATCAATATCATCAGTCCCTCCTCCTGTGTCGCCGAGTGCATTATGAACTTCACCATAGTCTTTTAAAATAGGTCGTTGAAGAATATCATCAGAACAGAGAATAGCACCTGTTCCATTAGTCGCTAGTGTTATATCTCCATTAGCTCCGTCTGTAATTACAATAGAACCAGAATTTGTTCCTCCATAAGTATCTAATTCAAGATCATAAGCACCACTAGAAGTTATTTTGCCAGAAGCGGATCCACTTCCAATCACCAATTCTCCTGTACCATTTGGAATTACAGAAACATCTCCATTAGCCGCATCTGTTATTGTGATTTTACTTGAATTAGTTCCTGAATTCGTTTCTAAAGTAAGATCGTAAGCTCCATTAGAAGTAACTACCCCTACTTCAGAACCACCACCTACTTTTATTAAATCCGTATCTAGTACCACATCTCCGGTACCATTTGGAGCTAAGTTTATATCTCCATTACTGTTTGTACTAGAAATAGTATTCCCGGAAATAGAAATATTATCAAATGTTTCTAAATCCAATAAATCGGAAACAGAGATTACCTCATCGCTTCCATCGCAATATAATATTTGAGCTTTAGCACTTGCTACTGTTACTGTTTGAGCCGCACTACCCTGGGCCATAACAACGTTATACCCTCCTGAAGTAGCGTTTTGGATCATAAAATATGCTGTTGTAGTAGCAGGAGCTACAGTAACCGTACAATGTTGACTTAATGTTCCTGTAAACTTAATAACTCGATACATACCGTTCTGAACATTGTCTGCTCCATCTGTAGGAGACGCCGCTCTTACTGTTAGTGTAGCTGTAGACGCATCGGATAAAGCTACTGCTGCGTAAGAAGCAATTCTATCTAAAATACTTACATTATAATTGGTAGTAGTGCCCCAGGTTCCTGATTGTTCCCCGGTTGTGATTTTTTCAAATCCGTAATTTGTAGAAAATGATGAAGCCATGTTTTTCTCCTATGCTGCTATTTCTGTCCAACCAGGAGTTTGTGTTGTGCTAATCTCGCTCCAACTAGCATCTTGCGAAGGATCTATAATAGACCACACTGTTGCAGTACTAACAATTCCTTCTGCACTTACTCCTGTAACACTTATTATTACATCAGGAACGTTAACAGTACCAATATGGGATGTTGTAGAAACACCCGTTGCACTAACAGTTACTCCTGTGCCATCTGTAACAGTTGCACTACTTAAAGCGGAAGCCCCGGCAACTCCTGTTGCACTAACCGTTACTCCTGTTCCCTCGCCAATAGTTACACTGCTTAGAGCTGAAACCGCTTCAACTCCTGTTACTCCAAACCCTAAAGCGACATCCACACTCGCTACGGTAGAAGCCGCTTCTACCGAAGTTACCTCTACAACTACCTGGGCAATTGTAATATCTGCAATAAGACCATTAGCTTCTACGCCAGAACTAATGCCTACCGTAATTCCTCCACCTTCAACAATACTGACATTTGAAATGGTACTTGCTGCTACCACACCTGTAGCACTAACGGTTACCCCTGTTCCTTCAATAACGGTAACGCCAATCGGAGCTCCCCAACTGGCACTTCCCCAAGTAGAACGGCCCCATCCGGTATCGCCGACATCCGTCGTGGCGCTAACAGAAGTAACTGTCACCGTTACAATTTGTACTGCGACAACGGTCACACTACTAATTGCACTTGTTGCTGAAACTCCTGTCGCCGAAACAGTCTCAGTGGTTAGTTGTTGCCCCCAGGGACCACTACTCCACTTATATCTGCCCCAACCTGTATAGGTTGTGGCCATTGATTATGCAATTCTTATAACAGCGTTATTTGCGTCATTAGCAGGATACTGAATGGTAAAATCTCCAGCACTTGAAGATTTATCCCCACCAAAATCTAATACAGCAACCGTTGGGTACGCTGCATGATTAACATCGCCCCCTGTTCCTGCGGTGCTTAATGTAGAATTATAAATCATTGCACAACGAGCATTACTAATAGTAGAAGATGCCCAGGTTGTATCTGCAAAATCTAAAAAAGCAGCCGCTGTGCCTCCTGAATTATCGGCTAATCCTAATGTTACACTTGCTAATGCCGCACCTCCAGCGGAATACACTCCTCCACTATCGGTTACTTCATTCGTAGCTGTATAGCCTGTTAAATCCTGATCTGCATCAGTTCGACTTGAAGTAAACATAGCTATTTTAAAAGTATCGGCCGCTATAGAAACAGCACCCGTTCGAGAGTGACTCATCCAAAAATGAATTCCGGCAGTAATTTCCTTCTTATAACTACCACACATTGCTTGTACTATGGCCATTTTATAATCTCCTTATTATTTCGGCCATGTCTCCATGACCTTGTTTTTGTAATAAGGCCCAAAGAGTTGTTCTTTCACTTTGTGCCATCTTATTCATATAATAAATAAGAATTTCTCTCAACCTCTCTCTATGAGCAATCGCTTGATCTCGTATGACAGGGGGAGCATCTTTACTTACTATCATGATCTTATTTAAAGCCATATCAGCTATATCTTCTGCACTGTGGCCTCCCTCTTGTGAGGTATAAATATTCACGTTTCCTACATCACCGGCTCCATTTACCTTAAACACTAATTAACATCCCTTCGTACTTCGTCGTAACGATATTGATCTCGTGTGTTTTCTCCTTCACCAAGGTTTTTGAGCCAATTAAGCGCTTCCATATAACGCTCATTATACACCTTTAATAAGGCTTCTTCCCCTTTCATAAAGGTATAGGCTTCTACTAATGACCCATACATTAAGGCTAATTCCGCATTAGTACCTAACCAGGAAGTTCCATCCGTAGTGGCTGTAATAGATTGTGGACGGTAAAAGTAATGTAATTCTGTATTATAAGCTGAGGTAGGAGTGGGAGCGAGAATAAAAGCTTCGTCATTCCAATCACCATAATACAAAGGAACCCCGGTAGTAGTAGGATCCGGAGTATAATCCTGAAGAAATGTGGTGTGTTTAAAAAGTAAAAACTCATTATTAGAGCTGTTAATAACACTTAGGGAAAAAGGAGCTAAAAAATCCGTTGGTTTTTGCAAAAATTTATTAGACGCACTCATCGCACCAGCAACATATTTTTTAAAATCACTTAATTGGCACTCTTTAAGAATGCGTTCTTCTGCGTTTATAATAAAACGACTAAGATTACTAACAAATGTTGTTTCCGTATTTTGGGTATAATCCTCAATTGCTGTTTTTAAAGTTGTAAATGTAAATGCCATTATGCCTCCACTGTGACGGGACCTGCCGAAGCTTCCCCGCCTCCTCCTTCAACATCCCCAGTAGTAGCTGTTTCTCCACCAGTTGCTGTAAAAGTATAATAATTAGATTGAATTTCGCTACCACTAGCGGCTATCACCGTAATAGTAAAACCTGCCGCTGTTTCAAGCATACTCTCCGTAAAGCCATCAAAAGGAAGAACGTCACGGAAACGCACCGTATCACCGGTGGTTCTTTGATGTCCTGGCTGATGAACGGTAATCGTAGTAGAACCCGCAGTTCCGGACTTAAAAGAATCATACCCTAATAAGACAGACACAGGAGGTTCCGTCCTATCCGTTCTACTAATCCTTAAAGCTTGAGGATCAGATTTGACACGCTTCGGATACAATTGAGGCTGTTTCGGTTCATATTCATCTCGTCCCACCAAGGACCCATTCCATTCTAAAATCATATTTTTTAAACGATACGCTCTCCCAGACCTATCTGAAATTCCCAAGGCCCATTTAGCGGAAGCAAATCTAGCCATTTTACAAAACCCTCATTGAAGAATAAGACGGTACTAAACGCAAAGGAGCACGTTCGCTATCCTCAGCAGCCGCGTTATAAAACTCTTCGTCATATATAACTTTTAATCCTGCCACACGGTTCGGAGCCTTTTTTAAAGCTATATAGTAGGATAAACCCGCTACCAAACACGGTAAAAACCGGAAAGGAATATCGGCAGTATTAATGCTGGTATCTGCATCCTGGACACGTCTTACACGATAGTAAATCAATTGATCCGTTGAATTTTCTGGCGTAGGCCAGATATTAAGGATCGGAGTAATTAAACGGTCTATATAAAATTCCGTAGGTCTTCCTTGACTTGTTTTATCGGAAATTGCCAGATGATCGCCTCTACTCACACGAGAAATAATGGTGTCGGATCCACTTCTTCGAACGGATGCTTCTAATATATCAACCGTTGCCTGAGCATCTTCTAAACTAGGAGTCGATGTAACCGTCGTCGTAGCCGCACTTGTCCCTCCTAATAAAGCAGTATCTGCACTTGTGAAAATCCCTACAGGAACAGTAATGGTCATCGTCGTAGCTGTAGGTTTTGTAATAAGGTTTGCTGTCGCTCCGGTTGAATTTCCAGTAAGCGTTTCTCCAATAGTAAAAGCAGCAGAAGCCCCTACATTTAAAGTAATAGTGCCAACAGGATAAGAAGCAATAGAAGAGGTAGTAGATAACTGCGCTACGGTTTGCGTCAGTTTTTCCACTGTCCATAGATTTAAACCCCTATTCGCCCATTCAGCAAACAAAAGATTTAAAGAACGCCTAGAAGTACGGGCGTCATAACCGGTTCGAAGCTCTAAACCACATCTTTCGAAAGCTTCCTCGGTTATTTCTGCCATATTTAGGTTGAAGTCAGAAGAACCAGAAGTTGCCATCTATTTATCCTTTCGCCATCTTTTTAAAGGTCTGTGCCAATCGTGCGCGTCTCACCGTTGTAGGACTGTAATCCCCAGGGGTTTTTGTCACTTTATTAGCAAAACCTTGAACGCTCATATTAGCGTTTTTGGCTTGTTTGGTGAAAGCTCCTTTTTTTAAATTAGCCTTTTGTATCCAGTTTCCTCCGCCTACATTATAACGTTTTTTAGAACGTGCATCGGGGGAGTGAACTCCCCCGTGCATGTAAACGTAAGATTTACCATCAGGATTAAGTTTACTTTTGTTGGCATTTCTCGCCGAAACATTAACAACGGTATTAAATCGGGCCATAATAACCTCCTATGTATTATCTTTAGCGTATACTTTTATACACTCTAGTACAATAGTATAACCATCATTAGCGCCTTCGTTTTTTGTTCCAAAATACACGTCTCCGTTTGCTCCTCCACTACCAAAAGTAGTTGTGTTAGGTAATCCACTAAAACTAGAGAAATCTAAAACATCACTATAATCTTCTGGAAGTTGTATCGCCCTAACTTGCGTAGTTGCAAACCAATTAATTATAACGCTTAACCCTATAGTAGAGTACCAAATCTTATTAATACGTACTCCTATGCAATTATTTCCATTGACAGGGTTTTTAGATAAGTCAGAAACATCTATTTTTTCAACGGGCGTACCTTCACCGGCATCGACATATGTGTGAACAAAAGAAGCTACATACTTCTGAGGGCCATCCATAATGACAGTATTGGTATCAGTATCAGCCATAACCTACTCCTTTATTTTTCCTATTATAACTAATTTTTTATATTCAGAGCTACCTCGACGTGGAAGAGAAGCTTTAGAAGATTTAGAAACTTTTTTTACTGCTTTATCTAAAAGATCCTTTACTTCGACTTTTTTTGATTTAGCCATTTTTATCCTCCTTAATAACTAACACCACGATCTTGAGCAGCCCAGATATAATCAATACTTGTTATCTTTGTTCCTGAATTATTTCCAGAAACAGATCCTGCTGCTAACGCCATGTTTGCTGTAGGAACGTTCGTAGTATGTGTCCCCACTTTAGTTCTATTAACATAGAATTCTACTACATCTGTAGAAGTTCCTTTAGTAGCAACAAAACTAAGAGTTACAAAAGTATCGTCTGAAAGATCATAAGTAGTGCCAGTTAACGTAGTATCTGTTTCACTTCCACTAGATTCAGTAATCAAATGAGGAGTTGCATCCCCATCGTCTATTTGAAAACCAATCCTGTTAGCTGACGTAAAAATATTTTCTGGATTTGTAACAAAGTTTTCACAAACACCAACAAATATGTCCATTTGATCTGCATCAGCTGTTTTTATACGAGTTTCAAAATAAAGTTTTTGACCTGCTGTTGAAGGCAGACCCCAAATTTCATTCCCTTGTATAGATGCACCATCATCCTCAGTAGTTGCTGTTGAATTAAGAGCAGCTATTCCATTAAGTGCGTCC